ATCTGTGTCTGAGGTATCACCTGCAACGTCAATAGGTGAGCGAATACCAATTTGTGTAGCCAAAACATCGGCTTGTCGGAAATAGTCGAGGACATTCTGCGTTCCACCTGCGAGTTTCACAATTCCCGTCCCGTATGGGTTGATGAAGTCTTGGTAGCAGTAAAGGAAGTGAATACCCATATCACCAGTTGGGTCAGGATTTGACCATGTTCTAACTACTTTATCTGATGCTGGATAGTACATTGAGAATGGAGCTTCTACACCCTTTTGTACGACGATAGTAAAATGGAAACCTTTAGGATATGTGCCCTTTTCGTTGATTTGATGAGGTGTATCTTGACTTGAGCGTGATTCGACGCCGTTAGTTGCAAGGATTCTCTCTAGTTCAGGAATATCCCATTTGTTATACTCTTTATCGTTTGTGCTATCTGGCTTATCTTTATTCTCTTCTTTGGCCTGTTCGATGATGTTCTGTAACTGGAGTTTCGTGTAGTAAATGTCCCAGAACATAACGTCTGAGTCATAGTCAGATACTTTACCTGATTCAAGTGTGACATCTTGCGGTTGTCCGACGATAAAGTCAGCATGTCGTTTACCCTCTGTCTCAACGAAAAGGGTAATAATTGGTACTGAGCCATAGATGTCAGCTTTACGTACAGCGTCCTTCCACTTGCGGAGGAATGGGGCTTGAGTATTCGCATAAGGGATAATGTCTTTCGTCCATACAAGATTAGCGAGTTCACTAACCCAGGCTTCATCACGATCTATTGCTTTTGCTGTACCTGATAGAGTATTGGAGACGATTCGCTTTGGGTGCTTGTATAAAGCTGCGGAAAGGCTACCATCGTTTACTTCGGGGAGATTAGGGTCAAGTCCCGGCATTAAGTCGTTATCGGCTAGTCGTTCGTAGGCGGGGTAATCCTCACGCCAAATGAGAGCTTCTGTCTTGCTCTCTTCGTATACTGTCTTGAGGTCTTCTGGTTGGATAAATGCTGTCATGATAACTCCATGCTAATCAGTGCTAGTCTTTTTTTCTCGTAGGTATCACTCGCCTCCTGCAAGCTAATGAAGACACCTAAGTGATATCTTTTTCCTTTAAAAACGATACGAGAACGATATTTGCCACTATTCGATACTTGTACTCCTCGTACGCCAATAGAATTGTTCTTATGCAATAAACTGTTCAATCTTTGAACTGTTATATTAGCCCACCTGCAATTATCTGGTGAATATCCTTTGTTAGAGTCAATGCGGTCTAGGGTATAGCCAGCTGGTCTATCGCCCATGTCTTCTAAGAAGCTTTCAAAACTATTTAACCATCTGTCACATACAGTTATACCCCTACCGCCATAATAATCATAACTTGTCATATTGGGGTTATAACATCGGCTCTTTATGCCACTCCATGTGCTATATAGTGGATGAGTAGATTTTTTGTTAGTTGATGCCACGTGTAAAATCCTTTCGGGAGTCTTACCGTTGGCAGCATTCCTTTTATGTTATAAATATACCACTTAAATATAGGGGTGTAAAGCTATTTCTTATTCTTCTCTGCTGCATGCCATACCCATTGAAATGCTCTCGCAATGCACTCGGTAGCATATTCATGTTGCATTTGCAGGTCTTCCGACTTATCGACTAGAGTAAGCGGGTTTATAAGAATATGTACAAACTCGTGTACGACGATATTATCTAATTTATCATCATCTACCTCAGCTATTACTGGCAGATACCACGATATTTTTGCGTTTCGGTACTGCCATGTTGTGCTAACTTCTGCCGCAGTTCCACTTTGATCATTCTTTTCAGCACGCACCCAGTCCATATCGACTTGAAACCATCCTAAACCCATAGCATTGAACCACTTATCTATATACTTTTGTACTCGTTTCTTTTGCTCTCGGTATTCTTTGTCAGTCATACTATAACAATCTCCATAGCGTTATACTTTGTATGGTATATTCTGTCTTCTGGCTTGAAGTTATCAAGCTCTTCGCGCCTACCAAACTCAGGAGTATTCTTGAGTATTTCATACTGAGGCATGGTCATTACAAGGTAGGTTGGTAGGTCATCGAGTTGCTTCTCTACCTCTTTTACGATTCGAGTCTGAAGGCGTTGTTTCTTGCCCTTCCACTCTGAAATGTCAATAGAACTCATAAACTCCACCTTTTCTTTAAGTGATATACCTGCTTATCGTCTACTCGTAGTTCAATAATCATCTTATTCGTCTCACCTTTACTGAGGATTGATATAGCATCTATGATATCCTTGAGTAACATAGTCTTGTCCGAGAGTACCGTCTGCTCGAACTCACACTTAGTAGCGGCAAGCTCCCCAGCGAAATAACTTTTGGTAGTAATCTCTTTGCCGTAGTCAATGCTAGACATGTAGGCGCATCCTTTCCCTGTGTCTTACTTGTTTGTGCTCTTTCTTTGGTCGTAGCGAATCAAACCCATAACGAATAGCGTCCATTGAGTTAGACCACTCGTGAACTGTATCATCAGGGGTATTCACTATCTTGCCGTCTTTATCAGTCATCCACATATAATTTCGATAAGCTCGTATCGTGTTGACGCTTCGTGAGGTGATTGAGATACGCTGTTGTTGCACGTAGTCGATTCCGTAATTGACAGAGCCTTGCCCCTTCACGCATGGGAGTATGTTTATACCATACAGTCGGATTTCTTCGATGCTCTTCGGTTCAGCACTGTCGGCTATGACGAGGGCCTTTGGTTGGTTGTTGAGTATGTCAGCGATAGACTTATTCCCGAGTGCTTTCTGGTAGGTTACTTCATCGACGATATACCCGCCGTTGTATTCATAGATTGCAATAATAGCTGTCGGGTCTACTGAGAACCCAAAGTCCAGTCCATAGCGCACCAGACGAGCCTCAAACGGTATATCTTCGATAATCTGCCAACCTGTATATATCTTGCCTTCGACTTCACCGAGAAGTCCTTGCCCGTAAACCCTCCACCATGCCTTGTTGTCTTTTCGGAGTTCGATAGAGTCAACAATCGACTGTGGAAGCCCCTCATTGTCTAGGTAAGTAAGGATAATAAAGTCAACGTCTTCTCGGTCTTTTAGATCAGTATAGAAGTAAAACTCAGCCGTTGGATTCCAGTCAGCCCATATCTCTTCTTTGGTACGCACCTCTAGCTGTTCAAATGTTTCTTTCGGAATATTATTTAACTCATTAACGAATAAGCGGTCACGCCTCGGGCCACGCACCTTATGCGGCATGTCCAGTGAGAAGAACTCTATCTTTGACCCGGATTCAAACGTGTAAGTAAAATCTGTCTTATTCCACAGTTCAGGCTTGAAGTACCCGGTGTCTTCCATAATGTCGAGGAAGTCTCTGATACAACCTCGTTTGAGGTGAGGAAAGCTCTCTGAAGTGATTGAGGTAAGAGTCGGGTGTTTATCTGATTGTGCTTTATCTATGAGTATTTGAATGATCGAGATAGTCTTGCCAGCCGATGTTCCGCCAGCCACGCCTTTGATACGTCGCTTGAGTTGCATGAGCTTTCTAGTGGCGGTAGTGGGTATGTATTTCATTTACTTCCCTTGACAAGATTTATGTTCTGATAAGTGTTTTGCCGTGATTTGGCGCATGTATTTCGTTGTTGTAACAGAGGTATTTGACAGAAAACATATTATACAATCGCTACCCCTATTAGCCTGTTTTCTCGTTAATCTCTGTGCGGCTTAAACCACCGAGAATTGGGGTTGGTAGGTCTTTGCCGTTGGTCGTTAGGTCAACCTTATCACCGTACTTCTTCGGTTTCATCTTCGCCATGAGCCATTTTCGAGTCTCAATTTGTAGCTTACGATGTCCCAACATATCTTCTTCTTTTGTCTCAACAGAACCATCGCTCTTAGTGGTAAGGATTTGACCAAGTTCTTTGGTATCAGCAATGTATAGAGTTTCCTCAGCCATAGCGTCAGCACTCTCTTCTTTCGCGCGCGCGTATTGCTGTAAGAACTCTGGATAGGTTCTCATCCAATTAAAGATTGTTTTCATGCTTGGCATCTTCTCACTAAGGCATACTGTCCTTAATGACTTGCCTAATGCAAGCTCCTCACATATCTCGTCAGCTAGCTCTTGTGTATATTCTGATGGTCTACCGCCCGGGTGTTTCTGTGTGCTAGTTGCCATAATAAGCCTCACTATTCATTATGGTTCTATTATACAACAATGTTTATGGTTGTGTCTACTAGGTAGATCAGAGTGTTCTCTCCTCTAACCATTTACGTAAGT